TTACAAATATAATCAATTTTATTTAATAATCAAACTTTTTTATATAAAATTCTATAAATTCTTCTCCTTTTTTTACGTCTACTTTTTGGATTATACCTTTATAAATTCGCCTATCATCAAATTTATATTTCTTGCAAAGTATGTCTTGAAAGGCTTTTAAAGGGTTGTCATAGTCTGCTAGTTTAGAAGATAGTCCGAACGTTATAATTATTTCTAATTTGCCATCTGGTATCTTTATTTTAGATAATTTTAATAAAACTTCCTTCTCATAAGATTTATATTTAGGGGTTTTAAAACGACGACCAGCCCAACATTGATTAACAGATAAAGGTTTTACGTTTATTCTCATTTATAGAAAATCATTAAAATTATGTGTGTCTAATCCAGTATATGTATGTATTAATTTCCTTAATTCCTCACCGCAATTAACACACATTTTTATTCTATTGTCTAAATCCATTTTATCATAGTCCTGATTGTCGTACATTTTATCCATTAAAGCAACTTGGAATATTATAAGAGTATTCATAAACTCTCTATTGCTGTTATTTGGTTTTAATCCTGTTTGATTTAAGAAATCATTTGCTATAATTTCTAACTTTTTTTTATGTGCTCTCATAATTTATAATAATTTATCAAAAAATACTACTCCTTTTTTTCTTGCTATTTCAATGTTTTGAACATATTTATCTGTAAACTCGCTGAATAAAATCTGGTCTACTTCATTCATGTTTGCAATTTGATAAGCCATTCTTTTTTTCTTCTTTATAGCATTGTTTAATAACTCCTCATCCTTTAACGATTGTTTATCAATTCCGCTCATTACAGCTTTTTCTAAAGAGTTTTTGAATAAATTTCCAAATTTTTTTACTAAGCCAGTTAGATTATATGATTCCATAGATTCAATGGTTAGGTAGCAATGAAACAATAAGTCTAACCCATTTTTTAACTCTTCTACTTCTGGTTGTTTTTTTGTTAATTGCATTTTAAAATATTTAAAATTATAACATAATCTTTTGTAAATTTCTTGTCATAAGAAAGTAAATTCTCTACAATTTTAACAGAATTATTTACAACAGAATGGTCTCTATCAAAAAACGCAGCATTTAAAGCCGAAGTCATATGTACTCTTTTTCTTATTAAATATTGCGCCAATTGTCTAGGCTGTGCTGTTTCTCTATTTCTGTTGGATGTTCTACATTCTAAGTTATAGTAAGAGTTAACAGTTTCTATAATTGTTAACGCTTTCTGCATTTCTCTAGTAATTTTTTTTGGTAATTCTATTCTCATCTTGTTTTATTATTAAATATATTCTCTTTAATCTGTCAAAGTACGGTAAATAAATACGTTTTCCGCTATTTGAATTTAAAATTGATATGTGGGTATAGACAAATGTTTTTAAGTCGTCTATGTGTTCGTAATTGCTTAATGTTAAAACGTTCTTTTCAAATTTGTAATCCGAAAAGAACGTTTTTATTTCTTCAAAAGTTGACAATTAAAAAGGTAAATCTTGAAGTTCTTCTTCAAGTTCCGCAGATGTAACAGGTGCGTATTCTTGTGTATATTCAATTTCTCGTTTTTCGATTCTCCAACCTTTTACAGAATTAAAATACTTTGCTTCGCCTTGTGGGTTAATCCATTCTCTACCTCCTAAATTAATAGACACTTTTACATCTTGCCCTACTTTATAGCTGTTTAACAAATCTGTTTTATCTTGTACAAACTCAATTAAAACGTGTTGGGGGTATTGCTCATCTGTAGTTACAACTAACTCTCTTTTTTGAAATTTGTCGCTAAGAACTTGAACCTTTCCTAAAACTTTAATCACTCCATTTACTTCCATAATTACTATTTATTTATTTATTTGTTAATTATTTAATAGAAAATGACCTTACCTCTGGGTTACCTTTTACAAATGAAAAATATGCTTTCTCAATGAATTTATTTTTATCACCCAAAGATAGTCTAATATCTCCATTTTTAGATAAAATTAACTTTTTAAAAACGTAGTCAGTTCCTGATTTTGGCTTTCTTAATGTTCCTGTTATGTTATTTAAAAAAGATATTGTTTGATCTGTGTTTCCGTAAGTGTAAATGTAATACGCTAGTAAAGCAGGTGACAATACTTTAACTACTTGCAATGAACTTATTACGGTTGCTTTTTTCGCAATTTCCTCTAAGTAGTGTTTTTTATTTTGAGCAAATTTTAAAACATCCGCATTACTTATATTTGCATTATGGGAACTTTTCGCAAACATAACAATCTTTTCTCCTAAAGCCATCTTAGAAAGACTTGCTATTAATGTTGAGTATTTAAAACCTTCTAATTCTAAAACATCAGAAGCAGACCTATTAGTTCCAGTATCTATTGTGTCCATCACGTTAGAATCTATACCGCTAATAACGGGTACTGTATATGAGAAACCTGTTTCTAACACAGCAAGTAGTCTATGTTGACCGTCTTTTATTACTCCGTTTACATCTATAATTATAGGCTCTCCGTTTTCTTTCCAATTACCACTAGACATTTGGGTTTTATAAAAATTTAATGTTGCTGTTTTTACCTTTCTGTTTTCAATATTTCGGCTTAAATAATCTTTTGCTAATTCTTTTGTCATTCTAACTACTGTTGCTTTCATAATTTCTATTTATTTAATTTATTAATTTTACTTTGTAATTTCGTGATATATAAACACGCATCCATTAATTCTTCTTTTAAATGCTGTAAAAAATCATCATTATTATTTTCCTCTAAGGTAGTGTTATATTTTTTAATACCAATCTTACTTCTTATGTCAAATTCTTTTTTTAAATTTTCTACAATTGCATCCTTTTTTTTATAGTCAAAATCATAATGCAATCCATCGTTTCCATTTTGAAAGATTGCTTTTTGACGCTCGTATGCTTCTTCTTCTTCTTCAATATTTTTTTGAAGTTTGTATGCTACTTTTTCAAAAAACCTCATAGGTTGTTTATGTTGTTCTTCTTCTAACATTTCTTCATATTTTTTCTTACTACATCCCATATTTAAAAACTTAATTGTGATTTATTTTCACTAATTTTTATTAATAACTCATCTGCAAACTCAATAGAATAATCTCTTACTGCTTCTATTGTCATTTTTTGAGGCTTAGCTTTAGTGCCTATATTTACTATGCTTTCTAATTTTAATTCTTTTACAAAACTATTTATACTTTCTGGTCTAAAGGCACAGAAATATAGTTTTTCTAAATTTGGATTAACAGTAAAATAATGACAAAGTTGGTGTATAAATTCTAATGGTATTTCATTTTCTAAAAGTATTTCTGTATGCTTTTTTCTAGATAAACATTTTGTTTCACAAGCAATTTTTAAATCGGCTGTTAATCCATCTGGAGAAATACCAAGTAAATCATTGTCTTCACTTTGCAACCATCCAAAAGATTCAAACTTATAACCTGTATACTTTTCTAAATACTCTATTGCAAATGGTTCTAAATCTTTACCTCTTTGAGTATGTTCATTTTCAAAACTATCAGAGGGTTCAAATTCTTCTATTTGCTGACTAAGAATATCAATGAATAAAGTATCACTTTTAATATGTAAACCTTTAGCCAAAGTGCCTCCTATTTTACCCCATTTTAAATCAAACCATTCAATAGTTCCTTGATTAATTTCTTTATAAGCTATCATTATTTAAGGCTGATTTTAAGCGATTCTTTTAAAGCATTTACAGTCGGTAAACTTTTTTCTTCTAAACTTAACTTATTCCAATTACCAACAAGTTCTTTTAAGTTTTTTGAATTATTTAAAATTAACTTTGCATTTTTATCTGATAAAGTAGAAATAGGGCTGATTGGCGAAATTCTAATTCCTCCTGTTTTTTTACCCATCATTTTTACATCAGCGTCAAAAATTAAATCAATTTTTAAACCTTTCCAATTACCAATGTTTCGGCTTTCTGCACCCGTACATTTGTTTTTTATTTTAATAATTGATGCAATTACTTTTCTGTTTGTAGAGTTTGCCACCATTGGCTTTACACCTTCTACAAATTCTAAAAAATAGCCATCTGTATTATTCCCGCTAACATCTACACTTGTATTGTAATATGCTTCTTTTATTGTTAATATGCAGTTACCTTTTTCTGCTATAATCATTTCTACATCAACTCCCGCTAGGTGTGTAGACTTACGGTACTTCATGCAATCAATGTTTTGTTCTTTCATTAGTTTTTGTTTTTTAAATAATTCTCAATAAATAATTTATACTTTTCTTTTACGGCATCGCTATAAAAAGCATCATTAACAATGCTTAACGCTTCTAAATACTTATACTTTTCTGTTACTACATACATGTTTTTTTTTTGTAAATTTATTGCTTTTATAGTTAACCCGCAAGTAAAGAGTGTTAAAATTTAGTGTATTTCTCTACTATTCTAAAATCACTATTAGTTTTAATTTTATCGTACATTTTAATTTCTTTTACTAATCTTCTTGCTTCTTTTTGAGTTTCACAATCTGCTACTAATTTGTAAAACTTTTGGTAAACCTCTACTTTCTTGCTCATATAAAATTGTTGAAATATTCTCTAATTATGTTAGTTTGTTCAATTGTGAAGTGATCCGTTAAATCATATACAAACACGTCGTTTTGATAATCGTAGTAAATACTCATGTCTTCGCTTTCGTAACTCAAGTAGTTTCCTGTTTCTTTTACAGGCTCTTGCTGTTCTAAAACTCTTTTAAATTGCTTGTTGCTTATATTTTGCATAACTGTCTTCTTATTTCTTCACATTCCGCTTCTAATATGCTAATATCAATATCTACCTTAAGAAGTGTTAATTCGTTAAAATAATAGGTATGATCCATTGTTTTTGCTAAGTCTATTAATTTCTGTAATCTGTCTGTATGTCTATGCATTTAAAGTGTATTTAATTACGCCATAAGCGACGTAGATGAAAAATATTATTAGTGTTATAAAGTAAAAATGTTCTGGCTCTATCTT